ATTGCTATACTAAGTGGTGTTGGTGAATATGATGGTGCAGGCAACTGGATCACTATTCCAAATGCAACACAAGGAAAGTCTGGTTCAAATGGTGACATTGGAATTACAACTAGAGGAATGGTTGCGAATAACAGTTATACTCTTATTTTAGAATTACGCAAGCAAAATGAATATTATTCTAGAGGTCAATTCAGAGATCCTGCTGCGTTCAACTATGGCGATTATGGATTAAAACCATGAAACTAATTAAAGAAATCAACGAAACGGTAAATTATATTACCGAAGGTACAGACGGTAAAAAAGAACTCTTCATTGAAGGTCCTTTTCTTGTATCAGAAAAAAAGAACAAGAATGGCCGTCTGTATGAATACAATACGATGAAAAAAGAAGTTCATCGTTATACAGAAGAATACATCAATAAAAATAGAGCTTTTGGTGAATTGGGTCATCCAGATTCTCCTACTATCAATCTTGATCGTGTGTCACACATGATTGTTGGTCTACGTGAAGATGGTACACAATGGATTGGTAAAGCAAAAATTTTAGATACACCAATGGGTAGCATTGCTCGCCAATTAATTGAAGGTGGTGCTCAGTTAGGTGTTTCATCACGAGGTATGGGTTCATTGAAAAACGTTAACGGTGTTAATGTTGTTCAACCCGATTTCTATCTAGCCACAGCGGCAGATATTGTAGCTGATCCTTCTGCGCCGGGAGCTTTTGTTCATGGCATTATGGAAGGAAAAGAATGGATGTTGGTCGATGGTGTTTGGACTGAAATGGATCATGCAGAAGCTGTTCAAGAAATTAGAAAAGCTTCTTCTGCGGATATCGAGGCAGTTAGTCTCCGCATCTTTGAAAATTTCATCAAAAAACTTTAACCTATAAATAAATAATCAAAATCAAGGAGATTTTTAAATGACTAATAGATTTAAACTGTCAGAAGCCGCTACTGCTATTTTAGAAGGTTCTAAGGAATCATTTGAAGCTAATATTGCAGCAAAGCGTGGTTCCCGTGGCCAAGACGCACACAAAAATGGTGAAGTAGGCTTAAACGCTACTAAACCACAAGTTGCTTATGGCGAAAAGAGTGCAGGTATTGTTGGACATTCACCAGAAGAAATGGATGATGAATTGCCAAATTACTTAAAAGGCACACCACAAGCTACACCTCCAGGTGCTACACCTCCTGTTGGTTCAGAAAAAGATGGTGTTGGATATACATCATTAAAAAATCAACCACAAGAAACTATGGGTCGTAAAGATGTTATGCATCCTACACAATCTACTGCTGACCAGTACGAAACTATTCGTGACCGCAAAGCATCACCTGCTCCAAAACAAACATTTCAAAAGAATCCTGGTGCTACATTCCAACACTATGATGATGCAGGATCAATGAAAGAAGATATCGATGCTCTATTGAGTGGTGAGAATCTTTCTGAAGAATTCAAACAAAAAGCAACAACAATTTTTGAAGCAGCAGTTATGTCTCGCATTGAAGTTATTGCTGAACAAGTAGAACAACAATTGGTAGAACAGTTTGATGAAGCTGTTGAGCAAATCAAAGAAGATTTGGCATCAAAAGTTGATGACTATCTAAACTATATGGTTGAAGAATGGATGCAAGAAAACGAATTAGCAGTTGACACAGGTCTACGTGCTGAAATTGCGGAAGACTTCATTAACGGATTACACAATTTATTTGTTGAACACTATATTAATGTGCCAGAAGATAAAGTTGATGTTGTTTCTGAAATGGCTGCAAAGGTTGCAGAACTAGAAGAAGCATTGAATGAACAGATTTATCGTGGTATTGAATTGACAAAAGAATTAAACGAACAGAAAAAAATTGAGGCTATCTACACAGCGTGTGAAGGCCTAGCGCAAACTCAAGTAGAAAAATTAAAATCACTCGCAGAGGGTGTGGAATTCACTACTGAAGAAGAATTTGTAGAAAAACTAGAAGTCTTGAAAGAATCTTATTTCAACGACAACTACGTGGTTGCAGATAATTCAGCATTTGATGAAGTTTTGGTTGAAGAAGAAAAAAGAGAATACCGCTCTACTGATACTTTGATCGAACAATATGCAAGCGGAATTTCTAAAACTCTAAAGTAATAAATAAAAAATACATTTCTAATTTAAGGAGAAACCCCTCATGTATATGACAGAAGAACTACAAAAGAAATGGGCTCCAGTTCTAGAACACTCAGAATTGGCATCCATCACAGACCCATACAAGAAAGCAGTTACTGCACTTGTTTTGGAAAATCAACATCAAGCAATGCGTGCTGATCGCCAAGCGTTGAACGAAACTTTGACAGACACAGGTCCTACAAACGTTACTGGTGCAGGTATCAGCAACTTCGACCCAATCTTGATTAGCTTGGTTCGTCGTTCATTGCCTAACCTAATCGCTTACGATATCGCTGGTGTTCAACCAATGACTGGCCCAACAGGCTTGATTTTCGCAATGCGTGCTCGTTACGCCAATCAAACAGGTAGTGAAGCATTCTATAACGAAGCAAATACAGTATTTTCTGGTGCTACATCTGTTGCAAACCCATACGGTTTTACAGGTACACTAACATCTGATACTTCAGCTAACACTCAAAATAACGCTTCTGGTTCATCTAATACTACAACAGGTATTGGTATTCCAACAGCAAATGCTGAGTTCTTAGGTGCAGACGTTGCTGGCCAACCTGCGTTCCAACAAATGGCATTCTCTATTGAGAAAGTTACTGTTACTGCTCAAAGCCGTGCATTGAAAGCTGAATACTCACTAGAACTTGCACAAGACTTGAAAGCAATCCATGGTCTAGATGCTGAAACAGAATTGTCTAACATTCTGTCTACAGAAATCTTGGCAGAAATTAACCGTGAAGTTATCCGTACTGTTTATGCTACTGCTAAAATCGGTGCTCAATACGGTACAACAACTGCTGGTTACTTTGACTTGGATACAGACTCTAACGGTCGTTGGTCTGTTGAACGTTTCAAAGGTTTGATTTTCCAAATCGAACGTGATGCTAACGTTATTGCAAAACAAACTCGTAGAGGTAAAGGTAACGTGATGATTGTGTCATCTGACGTTGCTTCTGCGATGGCAATGGCTGGTGTATTGTCTTATACTCCTGCTCTACAAGCTGACCTACAAGTTGACGATACAGGCAATACATTTGCTGGTTTGTTGCACGGTCGTATCAAAGTGTACATCGATCCATATTATGGCGGTTACACATCTAACCAAGAATTGGTAACAATCGGTTATAAGGGTTCTTCTCCTTATGACGCTGGTCTATTCTACTGCCCATACGTTCCTCTACAAATGGTTCGTGCAGTTGACCAGTTCACATTCCAACCAAAGATTGGTTTCAAGACTCGTTACGGCATGGTTGCAAACCCATTTGCTGAAGGCTTGACTGCTGGTAATGGTAAGTTGAATGCACAATCAAACGTGTACTATCGTTTGTTTGCGGTCAAAAACTTAATGTAATTTCATTGAGTAGAGCCTCCGTTAAGAGAGGCATCTTAAAAGGGACCTTCGGGTCCCTTTTTTTGGTCTTATAAATAATTGTATGACCGCACTATCAAGAACACCATCAAATACAAATCTATTACAATCGTCCAAGTTTATCTTGGCATTTAATAGAATACCTACAGTTCAGTATTTTTGCCAAGAAGCAAATCTTCCTGGTGTCTCATTAGGATCAACTGAATATAATACGCCATTACTTAATGTTCCAGTTGCAGGCACTAAGCTAGAATACGGTGAATTTAAAGTAAATTTTCTAGTTGATGAGAAATTGCAATCTTGGTATGAATTATACAAGTGGATGTTAGCAATAGCATCACCAAAAAGTTTAGAAGATAGAAAAACATTAAATCAACTACAGAATGCATACACAGCAAAAGAAAGTTACTACTCCGATGCTAACCTAACTATAATGAGTGCATTGAATAATCCATTACTCAGAATAAACTATCAGAGAATGTTTCCAGTCAGTTTGAGTGATATCGATTTTGATGCACAAAAATCAGCTGATGATATCATCACGGCATCGGCAACATTTAAGTATGAGTACTTTACTATAACACCAGCTTAACTTTACTAACTTTATATTATGGAAACACTTGAACAAATATTAAAACTTTGGACAACCGACTCTGAAATTGACCAGACGGAACCGGGCAAAGAACTGATTCGTATACCAATTCTACACAGTAAGTACCTACAAATACTCACTAAACACAAAATGGCGTCTAAGAAAGCACATTTTGATTATATGCGTATGCGTAAGATTAAACACGAATACTATTCAGGTAAGATGGATAAAGAAGAACTAGACAAATACGGATGGGAACAATTTGGTTATGCATTAAAGTCCGATCTTCCTACATATTTGGAATCCGATAACGATTTGATTAAGTTGTTAGAGAAGAAAATATACCATGAA